TTAACAAACGAACTAGACGTACCATATGACTTAGACTTTGAGGTAGGCTTTGAGCCAACCAGAGTGAAGGATAAGAAGTATGTCATTAACATGCAGACAGGCCAACCTATTGCTATCATAGGTGAGGGTGCTACAGCTAGAAGTCATGGTGATTTCTTTCGTAGTGTCTGGGATGTAATGTCCAATGACCTACCTGCATCTGACCTAGAGGATGCAACAGTAGACTTTAAGTCAGCACGTAATGGTGGGTGGACTATGCTTGATGTCAAACTACCTAAGATCAGGACTACCATTGAAACTAAGAAACATATTATTACAAAAATATCACAGAGATTGATAGCTGTGCATGGTATTGATGGTACTGCCTCACCTGCTACATGGTTTGGTGCAATAGATTCCTTCTGTACTAATGGTATGATCACTGGTGATTACGACAAGGTGCGTAAGAAGAATACATCAGGCTTCACACTGTCAGGCTTTCAGCATGAGTTGTCTAAAGCTAAGACAGACTTTAACCTACAGGGTAAGAGATTACAGAAATGGGCAGAGACAGACTTTACTTATGTAAGTGTACACAAATTGCTTGAGGACATCATGAAGTCAGAGCGTAAAGCTAAGAAGATGTATGAGTTGTACATGCAAGAGGCAAGTGTACGTGGTCACAATAAGTTTGCATTGTATAGTGCGTTTACTAACTATGCTTCCTATGCTGATGAGCGTAATGGATTCAGCCTACGTAATACAGGCAATGATACACAGGCTGTGAGTATGTTCTCTCGTGAGCAAGAGGTATCCAAGTGGATTAGTACACCTCTGTGGGATAACGTAGAGAACCTAAGAGAGTATGCTTAATGGATTGGAAAGACCCAGAGCAGGTACGTGAGTATAGACGTGCGTATAAACGTGTGTACTACCAAAAGAATAAAGAAAAAATTCTTGAGTATAAAAGGAAGTACTACCAAAAGAATAAAGAAAAATTTAGAGAGCTTACCAAAAAGAATAAAGAAAAATTCAGTGAGTATTACAAAGAGTACTACCAAAACAATAAAGAAAAACAAACAAAGCACACAAGAAATTGGAGAAAAAATAATCCTGCTTTAGTACTACAACACAAAGCAAAACGTAGGGCTATGAAGAAACGTGCCATACCTGCTTGGTTAAGGAGCTGTCCTGTTGAGAAGAGAAGAGTTTATACAGTCTATCTACTCAGTCGTCTGTTAGCCAAGGCAGATGGGATTGAACGACACGTTGATCACATGGTTCCTCTGTCAGATGGTGGGCCACACTGGTCAGGTAATCTACAGGTACTAACGAAGGAAGAGAACTTAGAGAAGAGTGCATACTCTTGCCCTAAACTAAAGAAACAAATGAAACTTAACTTAAAGGAAGCGAAGGTGTTGTATGCTAAAGCTGCCTAGATATGTGCAGAAACGAGACACTGGTGAGTACAGGTTTAACCCACCTCAAAACCTAGTTGATGCAGGTGTAGTGACCAGAAAAACTTTTGGCACTGACCTGCAACAGGTACGTAGACTTGTTCGCAAAGACAATGAAGCCATTGATAACTGGCGTGACATACAGTCACAGGTGTTAGTGATCACAGATCGTAGCACCTTCAATGATCTAGTGGACTACTACTATATGTCTAATGATTTCAATATGTTACGTGATACAACTAAGGTGGATTACAAATACTTCTTGGGTGTAGTGTGTGACAAATTTAACACAGTTAAATATAAAAACATAAGTACTAAGGTTGCCAAGGGTGCATATGAGGAATGGGTCAAGCGTGGTGTGAGCTTTGCAAATCATACAGCTACCTGTGCCTCACGTGTATTCAACTATGCTATTGAGATGGAACACGCTATCTTAAATCCCTTTAGTAATATAAAACGTAAGGCATCTAAGAAGAGAACAGTTGTCTGGGCAACAGAGGATGTGGTTAACTTCCTTGATGTAGCCTATGCTAACTTTGATACTAGAAACATTGGACTAATTATACAGATGGCATACGAGTGGTGTCAAAGATTGGGTGACATGCGTACCCTTGAGTGGACAGATATTGACTGGGATACAGGGGTACTACACCTTGAACAAAGCAAGCGTAGAGCAGAGGTATTCCTACCTATATCAGAGGACTTGATGGGCATGTTGCAAGATCAGCGTGTAGACTTTGGCTTTCAAAGGTACGTAGCACCTCATCCTAGCCCCATACAGGGGTCATACCACCCTTATACCTTAGAGCGTCTATCTAAGAATGGAAGGGCTATCATGCGTAAGGCCAAGCTGTCTGACACACTACGTCTAATGGACTTGAGAAGGACAGGTGTGACACAAATGGTGGACGCAGGTGTCTCATTGCCACAAGTAATGTCAGTGACTGGGCATACACATGTGTCTTCTGTGCAACCATACATGAAGCATACATATGCTAGTGCAAATTCTGCCTTGACACAAAGATCAGATAGCTTACAATCAACAACAGGTTGCAACAACGAAAGTGATACATATGAATATAAATAATATTATAAATGATCTATCACTTGTAAATGGTGAAACAAAAAGGATGACTTGTCCTTCATGTAAGGGATACAATACCTTTACTGTAACTAATAATATGGGATCAGTCCTATGGAATTGTTACAAGGCAAGTTGTGAGTACTCAGGTGGTACTCGTGTTCACTTGACGAGTGATGACATACGTAAGTCTATCAGTAAGGTAGCTGAAGAAACAAAAGAGATACCATTCACTAAGCCTGAGTGGTTAGTAAAAGATAACGCAGCAATAGATGTGTTCTGTAAGCAATGGGATATAGACCCAGATGAATTAGGTCTGTTGTATGACGTAAAGGAAAGCCGTGTCGTATTTCCTGTGGTCAAGTCGAGTGTGATGGTAGATGCTAGTGGCAGAAGTATCACACACAGGCTACCAAAATGGAAACGATATGGTAAGAGTGACTTGCCCTACTCATATGGGTATGGTAAGGTCGCTGTAGTTGTTGAGGACTGCATAAGTGCTGCGATTGTAGGTAGTGATGTATATGTTGGGGTCGCTGTGTTGGGTACGTCATTATCAGAAGCACACAAGAGGTTCTTATCGCAGTTCTCAACAGCCATTGTAGCACTAGACCCTGACGCACTACCTAAGACACTACAATTTACTAAAGAACTAAGAGGTCACGTTCATTCAGTTCGTGCCTTACGATTAACAGATGATTTGAAATACCGTAATCCTAACGACATTCAAAACCTTACAGCATTAGGAGAATAATACATGGAACTATCATTAGTACGTAGCCTTATGGACAAAGGTTTCTATGACGATCATCGTGGCGCACGTTGCCCAGATCGTTTGTTCAGCAAAGATGTACGTAAGATCAAGGCATCAATAGACCTAGCGATGGAGAGATACGAACGTACTGTTACACCTGCTGAGATTGAGGCATTGTTTATGTCCAGTAATGCACAGCTTACTACAGCACAGAAGCAAGCATACTCAGCCTTGTTTAATCAGATAAAGAAAGAGTCACCTATGGGTAGTGACGTAGCACAAGAGGTGTTGTCTAAGTTGTTTCAACAAGTAGTTGGAGAAGACATAGCTAACATTGGCTTTGACTATGTCAATGGTACAAAGACTACACTTGAACCACTACGTAATATACTTGAGCAGTATGGTGATGACTTCACACCTGACTTAAACATTGAGTGGGATGACATGGACATTGAGACACTGCTTACAAAGAATGATCTTGAAGCACGTTGGGTGTTCAACATACCTACACTCACACGTAAGATAGAAGGTGTGAATGAAGGACACCTGATTGAGGTAGGTGCTAGACCTAACACAGGTAAGACATCCTTCCATGCCAGTTTAGTTGCAGGGCCAAATGGTTTTGCACAGCAGGGTGCTAAGTGTATTGTCTTGTGTAACGAAGAAGGGTCACATCGTGTTGGTGCTAGATACTTAACAGCAGCTACAGGTATGACCATGCAAGAGATAAAGTCTAACCCAAGTAGGGCGCGTGATGTGTACTCCCAGATCAGTAGTAATATAAAGATCAAGGACTCTACCAGTAGAGATATGTCATGGGTTGAGAGTGTATGTAAATCTTACAAGCCTGATATAGTTATACTAGACATGGGTGATAAGTTTGCTAGGACACAAGGCTTTGCCAGAGCAGATGAAGCACTCAAGGCTAATGCCATACATGCACGACAGATAGCCAAGCAACATAGTTGTGCTATCTTTTATATGTCACAGCTATCTGCTGATGCAGAGAATAAAGTTGTGCTGAACCAAGCTATGATGGAAGGGTCACGTACAGGTAAGGCTGCTGAAGCTGACCTCATGTTACTCATAGCAAAGAATCCACCTGTCGAAGGACAGGATGAAGAGGATACGCAGCGTCATCTTAATGTAGTTAAGAACAAACTATCAGGATGGCATGGTATAGTTCATTGTGAACTCAACTACAAGACAGCACGATATGAAGTCTAGTAGTTTAATTTTAATTAATATAAGGAGATATAAATGTTAGATGTAACACAAAATGAAATCAATCCTAGAACAGGTAAAAAGTATTGGTATAAAGACAACCCAGATACTAAACGTGAGTATAATAAAACTCAGATGTTCGTTGATGGTAAGTACATATCAAGACATCACCCACTGTATAAAGCAGGAAGGTATGAATCATTTAATGATGCTGCGTTCTCGTCCTTAAAAAACTACGAAGATACTACAGAGGGTGAGGTGTATGTAATTACAAACCCTGCGTTTCCTGACTGGGTTAAGATAGGTATGGCTGTTGACTCTGAAGATAGACTAAAGGGATATCAGACAGGTGATCCTTATAGAAGCTACAAGCTAGAGTTTAGTAGAGGCTTTGATGACAGAAGAAAGGCAGAATCAAAAGCACATACACTTGCTAAGAAATCTTTTATAAAATCAGGTGAGTGGTTTAAAATGTCTGTACAAGATGCAATCAATGTGATAGAAGGAGTGGAAACAAATGATGCACAAACCACCAAGGATTAAGTACTACGTGGAGTATGAGATAAATGCAGAGCATGATACAGAAAGTATAACTCTTTTTGCTCATGGCCCACAAATGGTACGAGATATACTTGACAGCTATATTGTAGCTAAGATAGAGGAAATAGAATGAGACATGTAACAGTACTAGATGTAGAGAACACAACTCTGAAGCGTAATGGTAAGCTAATGCTTGACCCATTCGAGGCAGAGAACACACTAACTATGGTAGGTATGCTGTGCCAAGGGCCGTCAGGCTCTAAAGAAAAGATAGTGACGTTTGATCACAGTGAACAGCAACCTACCACTGAGGGTGGTCGTATTGTCCAGAGTATTCTAGATGATACCCATCTCTTGGTGATGCACAATGCAGCCCATGACCTTATATGGATATGGGAATCAGGCTTCACTTATACTGGTGAGGTGTTTGATACTATGCTTGGTGCTTACATACTACAACGTGGACAGAAAGAACCTCTTAGCCTTAGTTACTTGGCTGAGAGATACAACTGTGACACACAGAAGATGGGTACACTAAAGGACTACTTCAACAAAGGGTATACAACCAGAGAAATACCACACGATGAGTTGTCTGAGTACCTATCTGCTGACTTACATTCTACAATGGACCTGTTCAATAAGCTAGAGTCTAAGCTTACTGGAGAAGATGCAGGTCTAATGGAGACAGTGAAGCTAAGTAATAGAATAGCTGACTGCCTCACACGTATATACCAACGTGGTTTTAAGGTAGACTTGGATGTACTAGAAGAAGTACGCAAGGAGTTTGAGACAGAGAAGAATGAGTTACTATCTGTGCTTGAAGGACAAGTGCAACATCTTATGGGTGACAGACCTATCAATCTCAATAGCCCAGAGCAATTGTCGTGGATTATATTCAGTCGTAAACCACACGATAAAACCATGTGGGCTAATGCATTTGATCCACGTGCCACAGATCAGGAGTTCAGATCTACTATCAAGAACAACTGCTCTATGTTGTACAAGCAGAAGGCAAAGCAATGCCCTTCTTGTAGAGGGTCAGGTCAGATACGTAAGACTAAGAAGAATGGTACACCCTTTGTTAAGACAACTAAGTGTCTCGACTGT